GCTGGATATAGTATTATAGGTTTGGCAACCTTATTTGCTGGTGCAACAATGCCTATTATAGCAATGGGTAGTGCATTAGAAGTAGGTAAACTTGTAGCCGCCAGTTGGCTCTATAATAATTGGCGTAATGAACTTGTACCTAAAACTTTAAAAACTTATCTTACATTTGCTGTTATAGTTTTAATCTTTATTACATCTATGGGTATCTTTGGTTTCTTATCAAAGGCACACCTTGACCAAGTGCAACCAACATCATCTAATAATATTAAAATAGAACTATTAGATAAACAAATCAATCAACAACAAATCATTATTAATAGGTCAACTAAAACATTAGACAGTTTAGATAAAGCTTTAGACACATACATTGATATGGAATATGTGACTAGAGGTTTAAAAGAAAGAGAAAAACAAAAAGAAGAACGAGAAACTTTACAAACAGCAATCAATAATGCAAGTGATAAAATCGGTGAACTTACAGAACAGAAATCAGTATTACAATTAGAACAAGATAAGATAGAGGCCGAAGTTGGTCCTATTAAATATATTGCAGAACTAATTTATGGTGATGAGGCAAAAGACCATTTTGATGAAGCTGTAAGGTGGGTTATAATTGCATTGATATTTGTATTTGACCCATTGGCTGTTTTACTATTGATAGCGGCCAATATTTCGTTAAGGAGTAGAAAAGTTGAACGACAATCTGAAAGACAAAAAGAAGAAGAGAATAAGCTTGAGCTCGCAAGTAAGGAAAAAGAGAAAGCTGAAAAAGACGCTGTTAATGCAAAAGCTAGAGCGAAGAGAACACGAGATAGAGAAAAGGTTTACAAAGATTTTTTTAGAAAATTAGGTCAACGAGATTTAAAAAACCGTGATTATGAGAAGTTTTTTAGAGAAATGGGTACAGCAGAATTGAAAAAACTAGGCCTGGATCCAGATGAAATACGAATAAAGTTAGACCAGATAATGGAATGGAATGACGGTCCAGCTGCGACAAAAAAGACCCCTAAGAGATATTTGGAGGTTGACAATGCTAAGAAATAATGTTATACTGTAAGTATTATGATGGAAACAATTGACTTAGAGAGGTTAAAGATGACTAGTTTGACACATTTAACTCAACAACAAATTAAACGACTTACAAATGCCGAAAATGCCTGTAAGAATTCAATGTCTGATTGGGCTAAAGATTATTGGTTTAATATATTTCAAACATTATGCGAGAAGTATGGGGCTATGGATTACTTCAGAAAGGTGATACATTAATGAATATCTTTTATTTACACCACAAACCTGAAACAGCCGCTCAAATGATGTGTGATAAACATGTCAGCAAAATGATTATTGAGAGTGCTCAAATGTTATCAACGGCTCACCGTATATTAGACGGTACAGAATATTATGACAAGACAAAAAATGGTCGTAGAATTAAAAGATGGCGACTAAGTGACCCTATACTTGAAGCACAAATTTACAAAGCAGGTCATGTTGGCCATCCATCAACTGTATGGGTAATGCAATCAGGTTTTAATTACATCTGGTTGTACAATCATATGTTAGAACTAAACGAAGAGTTTAAGAAAAGGTATAATCATACGGAAGACCATATGACTATACGAAAACTAAAAAGTATTCTTTCAAATCCACCTAAGAAAATACCGTGGAATGTAAAAGGTACAGAACCTACACCAGCTATGCCTGACTATTGTAAAGTGCCTGGTGATAGTGTTGCAAGTTACCGTAAATACTATGTTATGGAAAAAGTAAGATTTGCAACTTGGAAAAAACCTGCTAAGGTGCCGACTTGGTACTTAGAAGGTATTAAAGAATGTCAGAACAAAGGAGCGATATAATGGCAAACGAATATAATAGAGAAAATATGATTGAAGCGGTTGAACAACACGCTAAAGGACATATTGCAAAACATACAATGAATGTTGAAGTGTATCTAAAAAATGCAGCTGGTGTTGGTGAACATCCAGATATTTTAGAAGCAATTGAAAAAGAATTAAAAGTAATTGCTGAGTACCACGACCAACTTGAAGTTTTGAATAAATACTTTAAGAAGAAAGACCCTTTTAAACCGAATGAATAAAATTATTGCTAAGATAGGAAGCTATCACAGTAGATTTTTTGCTTATGTATCAAGCAAAGCCAAAACATCTAAAATATGGGCAATTGTTTTATCATTATTAGTAGTATATGAACTGATAGAACATATTGTATATCCTATCTTAGTACCATATTTACTATACTTAAATTTTTGGAGTAAATAGTGCCAACATACGATTTTGAAAATACAAAAACAGGTAAAGTGACAACAGAAATGATGTCAATTGCCGAACTAGATGAATTTAAAAAAAAGAATCCACATATGCGACAGTTAATATCAAAAATTAACATTGTAAGTGGTGTGGTAGGTGTAGGTAAATTAAAGAATGATAATGGCTGGAGAGAAATGCAAAGTAGAATTGCTGAGGCACATCCACAATCAAACTTTGCTGACCAATTTGGTAAAAAGAGTATTAAAGAAGTTAAAACAAGACAAGTTTTAGAAAAACATAGAAAACGACAAGAACAACAAAAGCGAGGTAAGTAATGGCAGATATACCTGACTATTTAAGAGAGTATGACCTTAGCGAAGATTGGGGAATGACACCTGTTTCAAAACCAACTGAAACAGCACCTGCTATTGACCCAAGCGTAATTGAAAACTCTAACTTAGAGTTATCTAAAGTAAAAGATGATGTATCATCAATCAAATCTATGATGAATGAGATTATGCAGATTGTGGCTGAGAAAGATACAATTACAGAAGCAGTTAACAGTGAGGCATATGAAAGTAGATTTAAAGATTTAGAAAAGGTAATATTACCGTTTCTATATAACTTAATGAAAAGTGATGAACCTTATATTCACTGGCCAAATAGAGCGCCAATCATTAAGGCACAAATTGAAAAAATCCTAAAACTCACAAGGGGGTAAAATGGATGCAAAGACAAAACATAAGCAGTTGAAGAAAGAAGTTAACGAACTTGAACAACAACGAGCAAATGATAGGTCTTCTACTCTATGGACTAAAATAAAAGAGATGAAAAAACTCAAATTAAAAGCAAAGGAAAAACTAAATGCAATCAAACTACGATAAATGTTTAGAAACGATTTTACACCACGAAGGTGGTTATGTAAATCATCCTAAGGATCCTGGTGGCGAAACTAATCTTGGTGTTACTAAAAGAGTATATGAAGAATTTGGTGGCACAAAAGATATGAAAGACTTAACAGTTGAAGATGTAGCGCCGATTTACAAACAAGGTTATTGGGACAAACTAAAAGGTGATGATTTACCTGGCGGTTTAGACCTATGCGTCTTTGACTTTGGTGTAAATGCAGGTCCAGGCAGAGCAGCCAAGTATCTACAAACAATGATTGGTACTGTTGCAGATGGTGGTATTGGTCCTAATACACTAAGAGCGTTATCAGGTTATGTTGAAGAACACGGTATTGAAAAGACTATTGATAATTACCAAGAGGCAAGACAAAAATACTATGAACAATTGAGTACATTTGATACCTTTGGTAAAGGTTGGACAAGGCGTGTAAATGAAACAACTGAATTAGCTAAGACTATTACTAGCTGAAAGATTGACCAAGCCTTTAAAGAAGTGAGAGATAAAATTAATGATATGTATGCCAAAAAAGGCATTTAAGGCTTGCCAAATTATGAATAGAGTGATATATTAAAGAATACTATACAAATACGGAGATATTATGAAAACATTTGTAACACTTGACGAAACAAAACTGCCTAAAACCAAAGGCAAACGAATTAATGGTATGCGATTTTATGAGGTTGATGGCAAGGCGTTTCCGTCTGTCACTTCCGTATTAGGTTTCAGACCAAAACCAGGCCTGGAACAATGGCGTAAGAATGTAGGCGAAGAGGCCGCTAAATGGGAAATGGGTCGAGCTGCTCGTAGAGGTAAGGCGACACATACATTGATTGAAGAGTATATGAAAGGTGAAACACCTTCCACAAGAGATGTATTACCACTAGGTCTGTTTACTATACTGAAACCATACTTGGCACAAGTTGATAATATTCACTGCTTAGAAACGATTATGGTATCTAAACAGTTGACACTTGCAGGACAGGTGGATTGTATTGCAGAATACAATGGTAAATTATCTGTTATTGATTTTAAAACAGCCAACAAAGAGCGTAATGATGAGTGGAACAAAGGCTACTATATGCAATGTACTGCTTATGCAATTATGTATGAAGAGATGTTTGGTACACCAGTTGACCAAATTGTTATTTTGATGGCTAGTGAAGATGGTTCTGCTAAGGCTTTCGTAAAAGAAAAGAAAGACTACATAGAGGACTTGAAAACTGAAATTAAGTATTTTTACGACAATTACAATAGTGAAAATGCTTCATAGAATTACTTGTTGACGATAAATGCAATAGGTATACTGGACGAGGGTGCAACTCCCTCCACCTCCACCATAAACACATTCTTTGAGTGTGCTTATGGGGGGTGTGGTAGGTTCGACAGGTGCTGAAAGATTTATAAGAGAGTAATAGTTGGCGAACTCAAACGCATTTACAAACGGCAACGAAAATTTTGCCCTTGCTGCCTAGTCTAACTAGGTAACGGAGTTTCGGTAGGTTTCTTGGCAACAGAATAACCTACCACTTTTAACAATATCGAAAGGTGATAATGAATAGTAAAGAATTTAGTTTGATAATTGAGGGTGTTGTAAAAGAAAAAAGACCAATAAGTTACATGGACGCTATCGTATGGTATTGTGAAACAAATAAGATTGAGATAGAAACCGTGTCCCGCCTAATATCAAAACCATTAAAAGAAAAAATCAAAGCAGAAGCTTTGAACGCAAATCTATTAAAAGAGAAAAAGTCAGGAACATTACCAGTATGAATGTAGAAGTAATTGATAAAATGGGTAGTGACTTGTCTGTGGTAAATGCAGCTCGAGTTTCATTCGCAAAAACAAAAACAGAATTTGATGATAAAGATGAAAAACTAATTAAGTATCTAGCAGAACACAATCATTGGTCACCATTTGGCCACGCCTCTTTACAATTTAGAATTAAGGCACCTGTGTTTGTTGCAAGACAATTAGTTAAACACCAAGTAGGTTTGGTGTGGAATGAAGTAAGTCGTAGATATGTAGATGATGAACCAGAATTTTATATGCCTTTCTTATGGCGAGAAAAGGCAGAAAACAAAAAGCAAGGTAGTGCAGATACCGAAGTTGAGTTTGATATTACAGATATTACTATGGCGTGTAAGTCAGTATATAATCAAATGTTAGAGGCCAATATTGCACCAGAAATGGCAAGAATGATATTACCTCAAAGTATGATGACAGAATGGTATTGGTCAGGCACAGTATATGCCTTTGCTCGTGTATGTAATTTAAGGAACAAAGCAGATGCACAAGAAGAAACAAGAATGGTAACATATGAAATTGCTAGACATATGAAAGACCACTTTCCTGTTTCGACTAAGTATCTATTAGACTAGTATGTATGGTGGATTTGAAGTTTATAAAGAATATTTGGCAGTTAAAAATCATTTTACTACCGATAGTTATGACTATGGGAAGTATGGTGGAAAAGTTAATGTCAAACTTGAAAGCTTTACGAAACGGAATGATAGGCACTTTTTTCATAAGTTATCTAAAAGATTTAATGAG